TTCCTACAAAATGGCTGTAATAGAATTGATGTTATATTCAGAGAATTTGTTAGAAAAGCAAAAGACATAATTCAGGATTGGGGTGCTGATCCAAAATATAAATTAAGTGATGAATTTAAAGCAAAAGCTGTAGAAGCACCAGAACAGGAATATACATTAATTGAAGGTGTATATCCATTTGGAATTGGAAAATATCATTATTCACTTATGTTGGGTAAAGGTGGTGGTGCTACTGTTGATATGAGCAGCATGAGTGAAATCTGTTATCAGGAGATAGATAAAGAACAAATTCCTCTTTTAGTTTATAGATGGAGTAAAATAGCTGGTGATGATTATGGTGATAGTCCAGTTAGAAGAGCATTACCTGACATTAAAGTGTTAAATGAACTTATGAAAAACATTTTGGTGTTTACTGAATATCAAGCATTTCCCAGCTTCCAAATGCCAGCTGAATTCTTTGATGAAGAAATAATTAAAAAGTATTTTGGTCCAGGCAAAGTATTACCCACAGAAGGTGAATTAGCTAAATTGGATACTTCTGGTGATTTAAGATTTGCTGTTGAATTATTAAACCAAATTAGATTTCAAGTAAAAGAAGGCATTTATTCAAATGAACTTCCCCCAGCAACTCAACCAAATTATATGACCAGAGAAGAAGTTATTGCCAGAAGACAAATGTTTTTAAGAAAAATTGGTCAACCAGCACTAAGATTACAAAAGGAATTTTTAGAACCTTTTGCCAATTCTTTAGTTTATAGAATGAAGAAAAAAGGTTTATTAGAACCTTATCCAAAAGATTGGGAAAATAAAATTAAATATAAAGTAGTTTCTGCTGCTGCCTTATCCAGAAAACAACAGGAAGTATTTAATGAAATACAGTTGTTTGGGCAAGTAATTCAAACAGTTGGTCCAGATAATGCTTTCAAAGTAGTTGATGTAAATAAATTTACCAGAAAAATATTGGAAGACAGTGGATTTAGCAACAGCTTATTAAGAAGTGAAAAAGAACTTGAAGCATTAGCAAAGGATGAAGCAGAACAAGCACAATTGCAACAAGCATTACAATTGTTCACACAAACAAGAAAGTAAAAAGAAAATGAATAAAATGCCAGAAGTAAATGAAAATAGTAAATATACTAAAACAATAACTGCTTATTTCAATGTTTTTAATACTCCAGATGGTGAAATTGTGTTAAATGATTTATGGGAAATTGTTGGTAGAACAGGTTTAGATGCTAAAGATCCAAACCCAAACTCAGCAATTTATAGATTAGCACAACAAGCTGTTCTGGAAACTATTGAAAATAAAATATTAGCTTATAATAAGAAACAGAAAATATAAGGGGAAAACTAAATGACTGACCAAACAATTGCTCCAGCAATGGAAAATACTACCAATCAAGTGGTAAGCCAATATGCAAATGATGGCTTTAGTAGTGATGCTTTACCAAATTCAAATCCACTACAACAAAATACTACCAGTGAAATACCTGTACCAGCCACACCAGATGTACCAAAAGGACCTTTAGTATTTGAAAAGTATTTCCAAGGTGTTGAAGAATTAGTTAAAGATGATAAATTATTGGGTAAATACACCAATGTTGGTGAATTTGCTAAAGCATATAAGGAACTACAAACTTCTTATATGAAAACACAAAATGATTTAAAAGCAGCCCAAGAAGGTAAAACTAATATACCTGAAGCATATGAATATGAAGAAGTAGTAAAAAATGCTGGTTTGGAATTTCAAGACAAAGAACAATTTGAAGGTGTTTTAGGTCAATTTAAAGAAAAGGGCTTTAGTCAAGATCAATTTAATTTTGTTATGGATATGGCTGGGCAATTAGCAACTGGCTTAATGGCTAATGAAGGTCCAAGATATGATGTAGCTGCTGAAAGAGCAGTTCTTGAAAAAGAATGGGGCAGTGATGTTCAAAGCAAATTGGATGCAACATTTAATTTTGCCAAAAATGTAGTTGGTATTCCACCTGATGTTTGGAACAATAGTTTGAGATACAGTGCTGCTGGAATGAAATGGGTTTATCAATTAAGTCAAAAATTGGGCAGTAATCCCACAGCAGTTGATACAACACCAACAGCTTCAACTGTTCCATCAAAGGGACAAATATTTGAAATGATGAATGATCCAAGATATAAGGGTTCTGCTACTGATCCTTCAAATGCTGAATATCAAGCAAGAGTTAGAGAAATGATTAGCAAAGCAATGACTGCTGGTGTTAATTTATTATAAATAGTAATATGATTTAGCTAAAAGATAGGGCCTCCAGTAGAAATATTGGGGGCTCAAATATTTCTAACATAAATAAAAACAATGATACCCTAATCATAGGCTTCATTAAAACAGTATCCACCCAGATGTAAAATGGTAGAAGAGGCTTTGATAAAAATAATAGGGCTCCATTGGACACCCCTTAAAATAAAATCAAACACCCAAATCAAATTAAAAACAAAAAACATTAACAAATGATTAGGGAGACTAATATGTCAACAAATGTAGATAATGCTCTTATTGTAGAGTGGAATATGGAAGCTCAACATGAGCTACAAAGAAAACAAACAACCTTAATGAGTGGTGTTAGAGTTGCTCGAGCAAATGCTCAAACTCACAAATTCCACAAAATTGGTGAAGGTGAAGCAACAGTTAATAGAAGCAGAAATGCTACACTATCACCAATGAATGTTGGTCATTCAACTGTTGATTGTGTGCTAAAGAGAATTGAAGCACCTGAATGGGTTGAAGATTTTGATAGCCTAAGAACAAACTTGGATCTTCGAAGAGAATATACCCAATCAATTATGATGGCTGTTGGTAGGAAATGGGATGAAATTATAGTTGATGATGGCTTAAATGCTAACCCAACTGCTGTTTCAATGTCAAATACCCTAAACAAAGCTGGTATGATTGCTTTCAACAAATCATTAATGGCTGCTCAAGTTCCAATGGGTTATGAAAACAGATTTATGTTAATTGGTGAATCTGGTTTAGAAGACCTTTTAAATGACACAACTCTAACTTCAAAAGACTACTTAGAAAAAGGTGCTCTTCAAGATGGTGTTGTATCCAACTTTATGGGTTTCACATTAATTTACACTGATAACTCACTATTACCTGTTACTTCTGCTGGTACTCACAGAAACTATGCTTGGTACAAGAAATCAGTTGGTGTTGCTCTTGGCAATACTATGAAGCTAATGGTTGAAAGAATCCCAGAAAGAAACACAACTCAAGTATTGGGTGAAATGCATGTTGGTGCATGTACAATTCTACCTGATGCTGTATTTTATGCAGACATCACAAACTAAGGAGATATGAAAAATGGCTGAAACAAAAAGTGCAAGTATTGCAAAACAAGGTGGAAATCCCTTACAGGTATTTTCATATACAAAAGATAATGTCACATTAAGTGCTGATGTCACTTATCCTTGGTTGGGTGTTCCCAAGGGATTCACACCTCTAAAGGTAGGTTTGTATTCAACAACTTTGGGTACTGGTGAATTTACAATTTCTGTTGGTGATGGTGATTCCCCAACAAGATTTATCACAGCTGAAACTTCTGGTGTTCAAACCAGAACTTGGGGTGTAGATGGTGACACAGAAGCAACCAATGCTAATATTGGTTTTAGATACTCAACTCAAGACACAATTGATGTGACTGTAAGTGCTGCATCAAATGTCACAGTAAGTTCCATCACTGTGTTTGTTTGGGGTTATACAGACAATTCAACTTCACTATAATATTAACCAATAAATAGGATTGCTCACACAAGAAGTTGAATTTAGGGCCCCCATAATTGGGGGCCTTTTGTTTATCTATAAATAACAATAAAGGAGTAATCATGAATGATATAGAAATTTCGAATATAGCACTCATTCATTGTGGTATAGTTGACACAATATCAAGTTTTGAAGATGCATCAGAAGAAGCTGGTGTTATATCAACAGTATTTGATACAGTTAAATTAAGCATGTTGGCTGAGTATCCCTGGAACTTTGCTGTTGAATGGAGTAATTTAAGTCCTTTAGTAGAAGTACCAGGCAATCCTGATTTTGAATATCAATTCCAATTAAATTCCACATATTTAAGAGTAATAGCAGTTGTAGATGAATATGGTCATCCACTTGATTGGGCTTATGAAGCAAACAATAGAATATGTGCCAATGTAAACAACATCAAAGTAAAATATTTAAAAAATGTGACAACAACAGATTTACCAGCTTATTTTGCCAATGCTCTTGCTGCTAAATTAGCAACTCAAATAGTTATAGCATTAACTGAAGATGTGGGTAAATTAAATTTGTTAATGGGTATGTATCAGAGATTAGATGCTAAAGCCAAACTATTAGATATGAAAAGCAATCCTCCTCCAACTGTTATTTCAACATCAAACTCCAGATTAATTCAATCAAGGTACACTCATTAATGGCAAAGTTTAGATTTAGTCAGTTTAATTTAAATGTTGGTGAAATAAGTGATTTAGCCAAATTTAGGGCTGACAATGATGTATACAAAGCTTCAGTTGACTTACTTGAAAATGCTGTGCCATTAAGTCAAGGTGGTATAGTTAGAAGAAGTGGCAGCTATGCTTGGGCTGATTATGGTTCAGAAATACCCAAAATTGGTGTATTTGATTTTAATAATGAACAGCAATATATTGTTGCTTTTTACACAGACAGTATTGATGTTATTACCAATTGGGATACTTTAACAAAAGAAACATTTTCTGGATTTGGTTGGACAGCTTCTGATGTTAAATTTGTTAGATATGTTCAAAGTAATGATGTTATGATTATTACTCATTTTAACTATGGTAGTTGGAAATTATTCAGAACTGATGCTGGAACTTTTGAAATAGAAACACTTTTTGAAACTGTTAGCCCAGATCAAAGAGTGTATTTTAATTTTCCTGAATTTCAAAATGCTGAACTATATGTTTCTGCTAATACAGCAAGATATAGAACAAAAGTAAGTGCTCTTGCCAGTGCTACAGCAACCCCATATTTTATTGATGATCATGTGGGAGTTGGTTTAAAATTAATAAAAGGTACTACTTTTCATTATGGCACTATTACCAGTTTAATTGGAACAGCACCAACTACAGAAGTTAATGTCACTTGGTATACAGCAGCTTCAGCATATTCTGCACCTATTTCTACTTCATCATATCCTGTTTTTGCTGAAGAAGCATTTAGTGATGTTAGAGGATATCCAAGAACTTTAGTATTTCACCAACAGAGATTATATTTAGGTGGTGGTAGAACTACACCCAATGTTCTTTATGCCAGCCAAACAGGTGACTTTTTTAATTTTAAAAATGAAAACACTACATTAGACAGTTCAAGTTTTAGTTTTACACTCAGCACAGACAATGTGCATACAATTAGAGATATGCACTCTGATGATAATTTAATTATTCATACTTCCAGAGGTGAGTTTATTGGGTTTGGTGGCAACAATAATCCCATAACACCCAGCAATGTTCAAATTACACAAAAAACCAATAATGGTATTAGCTCAGTTAAAAGTTATGTTGTTGACAATGAAAGTCTCTACATTACAGAAAATGATGAAGAAATTAGAGCATTTGCTTATGACATTGAACAGGATGATTATATATCCAAAAATTATTCACTACTTCATACTGGCAAATTGTTAAGTCCAGTTGATATGGCTATACTTCAAAACTACAAAAACAGTCAAACAACTTTAGCATTTATAGTTAATTCAAATGGAGAATTAGCTTGTATGGTTACTGACAGAAGTAGAAGAATATTGGGTTGGAGTAGATGGATTACAAATGGCAGTTTTAAATATGTGACTGTTGCTAAAACAAAATACAATCCAGATTCCAGTGATACAGCATATGTTCTCTATGCTACAGTCCAAAGAGGGAACAAATACTACATAGAGGTGTTTGGTCAAGATGACATTTATTTAGATTTCTGGAGGAAGGAAACCAGTTCAACTGCTAACACTGCTACCTTTTCTCATGGTGATGACATTATAACAAATTATCCAAATGGAGCTCAACTGATTACTCTTGACAGTACCCAAAATAATGTGACAAAAGAAGTAATTATAGATGAGGAAATTTCAGGCAGTGATGGGGTGTTTACAACAGAAGACAATTTTATAAATTCTGCTTATGTGGGTCTGCCCTATATCACTACTGTTAGAACCCTTCCCTTAACAGGGTTGGTTAATGAACTTACCATGAGAAAAGGTCAACCTATGAAAATACTTAGAGTATGGGCACAGGTATTTAACACCAGTCAATTTGCAGTTGAAGGCAATGAATTAATAACATTAAAATATGACTTTGATAATTTTGATGGATTTTATCCCATTGAAAGTGGATTGTATTGGAGTAGAGTGTTAAAGAAAGGTAGAGATCCCCAATTAACATTTATGACAAGTGATCCAGTTAGAATGACATTTTTGGGATACACAATGGAGGTACACTATTGATTTTACCAGAACCATTTAGTTTTAAAGCAGCAACAAAGGAAGATCTTCAAGCTGTTTGGGATAATGTTAGAGAATGTGATAAAAATGAATTAAGTCTTTTGGGTGATAAAGGCTATGAAGATTTTATTGATCTACCATATTGTTATTGTGTTTCAGCAGATAATAAGCCATTCTTAATATTTGGTGCTAATGTCACAGAAGGTTGTATTTGGTTTGCCAGTTATGCTACACCTGATGTTTACAAATATATTAAAAGTTTTACAAAATACACTACACATTTTATGGATATAGTTGCTATAATGGAATATCCAAAAAGAAGTTTAATTCAAGTGTTAGAACATAATAAAACTACAAAAAGATGGTTAAAAAGTTTAGGGTATCATCCAACAGGAAGTTCATATAAATATAATGATATAAGAATTGAGGTTTGGGAAAGATGAGTGCTCCAATATTATTAGGTGTGTTAAGTGTTGCAAGTGCTGGCTTTTCAGTAATGAGCCAAATAAGTGCTGCCAAAACACAACAAAAAATTGCCAATGCTCAAGCACAAACTATTAAAACAGAAGCTGCTTTAAGACAGGAAGATAGGTCAAAACAGAGACAGAGAGTTATTGCCAGTCAAAGAGCAAGAGCTGGTGTTAGTGGTGCAACTGTTGAAAGTTTTCAAGGTGTATTTGATTCAACTGCTGCTCAATTTGCTAATGAAGATTATGTTGATCAATTAAATGCCAGATTAAATGCTGATATGAAAAAAGCAGAAGGTCAAAATGCACTCAACCAAGGTTATGCTCAAGCTGCTGGAACTGCATTAAACACTGGGCTAAAATTAGCTGAAGGTTATTTTGCTTCATAAGGATATAAAATGGTAAATGTAAGAGGAAATGCTCAGGATGTTAACAGGGTTGCTGGTGGTAATCCCCAATTAAGTTTGGGTGGATTTACAGTCAGCACAGGTGCTGCCAATTTATTTTCAGGAATGGCTAGTGCATTAGCAGATAAATTTGTTGATGCTCAAGTAGCCAAAGCAACAGAACAGGGTGCTATTGATCAGGAAGGTTCAGAAACACAAGTTGGTAATACTGCCATACCCACAGCAGCTCAAAGAGCTTATAATGCTGCTGGTGAACAAGTATTTCTATTACAAAAGCAGAGAGAAATTGATGAATATTTTAATCAAGCAGAAAGAGAGATTTTAACTCTTCCTCTGGATGCTGACCCAATGGAATGGTTGAGTAGTTTTGAAGAAAGAACAAATTTAGCCAGCCAAAGTTGGACAGAAGGTGCCCAAAGTGCCACTGCCCAAAGAATTTCTGCTTATTCTGAAAGATTGATTGGTAGTAAAACAAATCAATTTTTTAATGCTGCTTATCAAAAGAAAATGAAATTAGCTGCTGATGAATTCAATTTAAGTTTTAATGATAATTTAAGATCAATTGATGTTTTAATTTCCAATCCCACAGCAATTACCAGTGCTGATGGTAAACAGGAAGTATTAAATAAAATTGAATTGGGTAATCAAATGATACAGGATCAAGTGTCAAATGGATTAATCACCCAACAGGAAGCTGATATTAGAAAGAGAGATTTACAATTTGAAGCAGTCAAAGCTGACTTTGCACTATTATATTTTGAAAATGCACTACCAAATAATTCAGTTGATGAATTAAAAAGAAATATTATTAGTCCTCCTGCAGGTGATATTTTAAATAATTATACTCTTGAAGAAAGAATAGAATTAGTACAATATATTGATAGATTAGATAAAAACAGAGAAGCCATTGAAAAAAGAGAAATGGCTGAAATGGATAGAGAACTGGAAATATATAGACAGGAATTAAGTCTTTTTGGTAAGGCAAGAGTTGATGATGCCCAATTAGACCAAGCATTACAGGACAGATATCCTGACCCAGAAGACTATAAAATTGCTAAACAGGATATGGATATTGCTAAAGCTATTGGTACTAATTTTGTCACATTGTTGAGTACTCCTTTTACTGAATGGGATAGTTTTATTAATGACACAATTAACACAACCAAATATCCTGATTTAATGCCTGAAGGTATAGAAAAAGCCAAACTGTTATTAAGAACACAAGCCAGTGAAACACTAAAGAGATTAAATAGTCCAGATGGTGCTGATGTTATAGTTGAAGCATTGGGTAAAATGGGTATAGATGATACACCAATAAATAGAGCTAACTTTTTCTTTGTTCAAGGTAATCTATTAAGCACTGGTATTTCTCCAAGATTATTTACAGGTGAGGAATTAGATCCCTTAATACAAACATTTCAAATTGCTTCCAGAGAAAATCCAGAACAAGCATTTGCTTTTCTAAAAACTGGTATTAATCAATTATTGGGTGACATTGAAGGAGCTTATGACAGAGACAAAGTTCAAACTATTATATGGAGACAATTAGAAGAAAGAGGTATGCCTCCATTAGCAGCATTAATGGCAAGTGGTCAAAATATTCAAACAGTTATTGCCAATAGTCAAGCTGCTACAGAAGATTCAATTAAAAGTGGTGTTTCATTATTGGGTATTAACAAAGAAGATAGAATTAAAACTGTGGCTGCTAATTTAACAGATATTATGGGTGTAATTAGTGTTAGCAGAGATAATGTTGCTTATGCAGAACAATCTTATGCTTTAGCTGAATCCATAGTAAATGGTGCAATAGTTGCTTCAAGAGGTAATATTAATAATTTTGAAACATTACTCACAAAAAGTGTTGAAGATTTAAATAATAATGTGTTAATTACAAAATATAATAATGTGGCAATAGCTAAAACTCAATTTAACAGCAACCCAACAGATTATAATCTCTTAAACAATGCTTTAAACAACAAAGACAGCACTTTATTATTAATGGATAAAATTAGACCAGAAATAGAAGCCAGAATGGGTGAATTTACTGATGAAGAATGGGGTCAATTAAGAGAAAATTTAAGATTTCAAAGTGATGAATCTGGAATGGGTATGATTATTACCAATGCTGATGGCACTTCTGTTTTAGCTGGTGAAGAAGCAATATTCATTGATGAAAATGGTAATGGTGTTCCCAACATAATAAGAGTAAGTTTTGAAGATACACTCAACATATTAAAGGGTAATGATTATTTGGCTGCTCAAGTAGCTAAATCCAGAGAATACACAGAACAGAGAAGAAGAGCCAGAAGAGGAACAAGAGGAACAAGAGGAACAGGTGAAAGGTCAGATGCTTTGAAGGGTGTAAGTACAGGTGAACTTAGATTAATTGATGCAATATCAATGGCAGAAGGTACTACAAATACATATAGAAGACAACCTGGTGCTACAAGTGATTATGATATTGAAATTGGTTATGGTAGACACAGAGCTGCAATTAGACCAGAATTAAGAAACAAACCATTAACTGAAATGACAATATCTGAAGTTTATAATTATCAAGATGATTTAAAGAAGGACCCAAATAACAGATATGATAATGGTGCAGGTAGAATGTTGCCAAGTTCTGCTGTTGGAAGATGGCAATTTATTGAAGGTACATTAAGAGAATATGTTGAAAAAGCTGGTTTTGATCCAAATACTACTAAATTTACTGCTGATGTTCAAGATAAATTGTTTATTACAATGTTAGAAGAAGTTGGATTAAGTGATTATAGAGCTGGTAAAATTTCAAAAGAACAATTGATGGATAAAATATCTAAAAAATGGGTAAGTCTTCCTGATTCAAGAGGTCAAAGTTCTACAAAACAGGGATTGGGTATGAGCTTTGCTGAATGGAAAAGAATTATAGATAATTTATGAGGGGAAATTACTTCCCCCTCATTTTAGCTTTTATCTGTTGTTTTTTATTATATATGTCAATCATATCAATTAGTTGTTTGACTACTTTCTCTTCTTCCTTGTTTAAGTATATTATTGTGCTTTCAAGGAAGTTTTTAATGTCATTCAGCTGGTTGCTCAACTACAGCACCAGGAACATTATCCAATATCTTGTCTGCCAATTCTTCTGAACCAGGAACAAAATAAGCAATAGCAGCAATTACAACTGCACCAATTAGGGTGACAATTTTATTGGATTTAAAGAAATTAATTACAGTATTCATAGGTGGCCTCCTAAGGTTAAAACAGTATTTATATTTTGATTAAAATACAAAGCAACAATATTATCACTAAAACTTCAAACATCTTTTTCTCCTAATTTTTCATTTATTTCTTCCAATAATTCTTTTATGTCAAACAACACATACCTTATCTCAATAAGAGCTTGGGCAATCTTTTCATTTTCACTCATTTTCATTTCCTTTTACTACACTTAAAAAATGGTCTAAATCAACCAATACAAGTGGTTTTTGTCTACTTCTTTTTAGCACTACAATGGGTTCATAATTACCAGCATTTGATTTAGCTTGATCATACCAATCATAAAGTGCTTTGCTGATTTCCTGATTCTTACATTCAACAGAATAAGGAAAAACTGCTCTAACTGAACTGGAAAACTTTAAATCTTCACCTGGTGCACTAACACTGGGCAATATTATGTCATCTGAGTCAAATCCAAAATAATGAAGTAGTCTCTGCTTAACATAAATTACCAATGCTCTGCCTTTGGCTTTTTTACCAGAAGTAGTTTGTACCTTTTTTAGGGGAACTAATGGTAAAGTTTTAATGCCACCCCAACTGCCTCTCATATTAAATTTTCTCCAATTTCAGTCCATAATAAATTGTGTTTTATTTTCCAGATGGTAGTATGACTAATATCATATAGTTTGGCAATCTTCCTCATTGTTAAATTACCCTCTCTCAATAAATCCTTTATTTTTACTACATCTCTCCAATTTAATTTTACACTTTGATGATTATATTGGGGTGGTCTGGTTCTCTTACTTCTTTTTATGGCTCTTGCTAAACTTTTTTCCCTCTGAGACCAAAATAGTTTTTTCATTTCTGCTACATCTTCTGGTTTACCAAAGAATCTCTTTGCTCTCTGTTCTGGGTTGTATCTGCTACCAGCTATAAAATTATGTCTTGTTAATCTCTTGAATGGTGCTTTGGCTTGTTGTAGTCTGGGTTCTTCACCAGGTCTCTTCCATTTTGGTAAGTATTTTTTCTTTATAGGGGGATTATCTTTGCACATATGTCACTCCAATTAAATCTTTTTTTGCTGGGTTTATTGGGTAATCCAGCCCCCAATACAGGATAAATATCATCTGGTTCTAAAAAGCCAGGAACAAAAACTGTTTTAATATCCTCAACATAGAGTAGAGGAACAACAAAATGATATTCATAAAAAAACACATCATCTGTAGTTTCAATATACCAATGAAAACAGGGCTTTAATGGCCATTTTTTCACTGTATGTGTTTTTACTTGAAAAAACAAGTTTGGTATATTGGCTAACATAAAATCAGGTGCTTTTTTTACTGATGGTATTTTTATTAAATCTGTAGTTTGTTCTATTACATATTCACCAACATTGCCGGAAAATATTCTGTTAAAATAATTATTGTTATCTCCCAAAGCTGCATCTCTTTTGCCATGGCTGAAGCCCCCTAATTGATCTATTGTATTCTGATACACAATTTTCAATTCTTGATCTGTCAACTGGTAAGATGCTGCCTGGTGTACTAATCCAGGTAAATTCATCATTACTCCATACTATGTTTAAAAACCCATATTTCATATACTTCTCCATTTGTATTTTCTCTTTATTTGAAATTCTTCTCAAAACAACATAGTCTTTATAAAATAATTCCTCTGTTATACAAGTTCCATTTGCTGTATTCAATACCATTTACTTCCCATTCCTTAAAAGAGTCAACAGTTATCTCCTTATTATTATTTATCTTACCAGCATATTTTGATGTATAAATGGGATATTCTTGTCCCCCAATTAACACATAATAATTTAGTCTAAATGGTAGGGGATAATCATCATACACATCAACAAACAATTGATGTATTATTTGATATTTTCCTGTAGTGTCAGTATGAGCTATAGTTTTTCTTGAAACCATTGCTTCATCCAGCATTTGTAATAGTAATTTTTTATTCATAAATTTTCCTTTATTTTTTTAATTTGATGTATATTGGTTGTACCATATTTCTCCATTAAAGTCTTTTTTCTTTTTGCTACAGTTTCTTCTGAAACAATTCTACCTCTTAATTGAGATATTCTTTTTTCTTTCCATTCTTCATCTTGAAAATTACCCAGATGAGCAAATCTCATTTTCTGTTTTGTTTCTTCACTTCTTTTTAATCCTTTGTTGGCATCACCCAATTTTTTGGCATGGATACTTCTTCTCAGTCTTTCTTCATCAGTTAGTGTTTTTGGACTGGATGTTCCGGTTTTTTTCATTTACTTCTCCTTCTTTATTATTATTTATGTTATTTCCTCAACTTCAACTTCATTAAATAATTCTCCATATTTTAATTTCAAATATAAAATATGTTGGGGATATATGTATAAAATTGAATTATGAATAGAAAATTTACCCATTTCATCATAAATTAGTGTGTCCAATAATTTATTGTAATGATAATGACTGTTGTTTATTTCTTCTTTGGGAATGCCTTTGCCTTTAATAACATATATGGGTTCAAAATGTTCAATAGTTTTTATTTCTTCAACATCATCAATATTAGCATTGTAATAATATAATGAAATTTCTTCACCAATGTCACCCCATATATGTCTATGATCAATTAAAAATCTGCTGTTTGAATATTTGTAAGTAAAATCTTTTTTAATTGGTTCTTTTTTAGTAATTTTATACATTTTAATCTCCTTTATTATTATTTATCTTTTTTTATAAAAATGACAAACAAAAAGGGCCAGGAATTTAACTTCCCAGCCCTTCATTGAAGGATTATAATAGAAACAAATACTCTGCTACAAGTATTCCATATTTATAATAGGTTATTATTTATTTGTCAATTTATTAATTGAGTCTAAGTATTCTTTTGCTTCCTTATCTCTTTGTAATATCCTTTCTTGTTTTTCTTTTTCATATTGTATAACTTCTGAAATTTCTTCATCAGTTAGATTAAATTTATCTTTTAGCCATTTTTCATAACTCATTTTTTATTCCTTTCATAATATTTCAACTATAATTCCACCTTTAGCACCTAAACTGGTTTTAATTAACTTTTCAAGTTCTAAATTTTTAAATAATTCATCTATTTGTGAGCCTGTTAATTTTCTCAATATTCTTATATTCATTTTTAAATCTCTCATAGAAATTTGATCACCCTTTTTCCTATTTTTCTTTATCCATTCTATTACTGTATCTTCAGCAGTATTAACAATGTGTTCATCACCATTTAGTGGTTCAACCAAATACTTTAAATTAGTTTGATAAAATTGAGCTAACATAACTCCAGCCATCCATTCATCAACACCAATTTGGTTTTTTCCAGAATATACTGCAATAGTTCCAGCTAACCTGCAAGCATGTTCATATATTTTTCCCAACATTTCTATTTCAAGTCCTTTTTCATGGTCAGGTGTATTATTGATTTGTTCAGTTATTAAATTGGAATAGGATTTTCTATGGGGCTCAGCACAGGCAGAAAAGGTTATTTCTTCTAAAATTAATTCTTTATTATCAAAGCCTTGTGTCTTTACAGATTTGTTAAGCATAGTTTGTAGCTTTTGTTGAAAAACAGTCATTTTTTGATTATATTCCTGTCTTGTAGCATCTGCTTCATCCTCAGTTCTTCTAATCCATTTTTTGTGATCCACCAATAAGAATCTACTAAATAATCCTTGAACTTTGTTATTTTTACTAAACAGATCACTTGCTAAATCTTTTTGTACCATAACCAACATATTACATCTTCTACCTGGTAGATATACTTCTTCTAATCCTGTTTGTTTTTGCAAGGGTTCAGCACTCCATAACATTGCTAACCCTGTAGTAAAACTAATGCTGCTTGAATCACCCCTTGTATCATGTGAGTTTAACAGCATAGCACCTTCTTGAGTAAACACTCCAGCAACAGAAGTATGTTCCAAATGTTTAATAATGCCATTTAAGGTTGGATTTTGAACAAAAGGATTATATTTATTGGGTTTTTTGGGTTTAGAAGGAATTATACTGTTATCATCTGCTTTTTTTAAGGCTTTATTATATAAGGCCATTTCATAGTCATAAAATTCTAATTCTTTAGCATATCTAACTGATAAATCCTGTATGTTTTTTTCAATAGGTGATAAAAAATCACTCCATAAACTGCTTTTACCACCACTTCTTTCTTGAAGTATAATGAAAAACTCACTTAAGGGCTTAGGTGAAAATCTAACAGGGTTAACATTGTGTGTTCTTTGAGCAGCAAAATTTATTACTGCCAATGCTGTTGTTAAAATATGTTCTTTATCAAACCCCTTGTGACTGTGTGTTGCTTCAATTACTTGTGTTAAATCTGCAGGAAGAACAGCTAAAACATCATCTATAAATATATCCTTCATTATTTTGCTCCTTTTGATAGAGCATTTTTTGCTTGCCTTCTATATTCATGTTCATCATAATAAGGGCCACCATGATCTTTTATATCCAATTCTCTGGCAAATTCTATTAATTCATTTTCTGTTAATTCAATGCCAAAATAATTAGCTCTTAAAACTATTTTTAATAGATATTTGTAAAATTCTCTATGATACCCTCCATTGATTTTATTACCAGCCATCCAATATTCTTTTTGCCAATCAGACTTAACTAATTTTTGTTTTGTTATTTGGGTTAATTTTGATCTCAATTGTGTAATTTGGCTGGTTGGTGGTGATATAGGCCTTAATTTAGGTAAGGGGTTTATTAAAAGTAATCCATCCACATTTAATGGGCTTCCTTCAATATTAAAAGTTATTCTGTTATTTCCTTTTAATGAATAAATGTTTTTGTCACCAAATACTAAAGTTTCTAATTTTGAAATATCATATCCCCAAGGAACATAATATCCTCTGCTCATGTCAGAACATTGTTTATCAGTTTGTTGGTTGAATAAAGTATATACACCATGCCATACATCCGGTATTTCCAAAGGTTGTATTACTCTGTCAACAGGAATAATGATTCTAAATTTTTCCAGTTCAGGGGTGCTTGATGCTGTATGATAAGCAAAAAATGAAATGTTTTCTTTGGGTTCTAAGAAATAAGTGTTAATGATATCCAAATATGATACTCCACCATCAAAGTCCAAACAAATAAAACTCCATCCAGAAACATTTTCATTTTTTCTGTATAATGTTGTGTTATAAAATGCTGGGCTAATTAATGGTGCAACTGTTTTTTCTGGATAAGATAGGGTTGCTTCTTCTAACATGTCACATACAAAGCCAATCCAGCCATTTGTTGTGACATTCTCTATTTTGGGACTTGGTAACCATCTGTTTGCTTTTTTAGAATAAAAGCTGGTCATAAATGAATACATCATTTGTAATTTCCTTTCTTTTGTAAAATAAAGCTTTTACTGCTTTGTAGTTTACCTACAATACTATTTATGTTTGTTTCTAATTTAGGGTTAAAAATAACCCATTTTTTGTAATTTATATGCTGACATATGCTGACAGGTGGTGTCAACATTGTCAGCATAGTAAGTTGTTGATTTATATAGATATTTACCATATGTTGACAATGTTGACAATGTTGACACCCTAACTCATGCAGACATTTTTTTCTTATATAAGATAAAATTGTATATTTTTATTTTTATATATATTTCAATGGGTTATTAATAAATCACTCAATCACTCAAGTTATAAATAAAAATAAAAAGTACCCCTGTCAACATTGTCAACATTGTCAGCATAGGGCTTTCAGCCCAGTGAGTTGATGGGAAGGCCAGTCAGGTGAAGTCCAGTCAGGTTAAGACCAGTCAGGTGAAGTCCAGTCAGGTTAAGACCAGTCAGGTTAAGACCAGTGAAGGAAGGCCTAAGGCCAGAGAAAGATGGGCACTGCACCTTACCCATGAAACAGCAGAAAAACCCCAGATATTTATCAATAAAATCAATAGCATATTTTTTGATATTTCCTTCCCCAGTGTCTACTATAATGATGGTGAAAAAAGCCCCTTTTTTGGGGCTTTTTTTAATACTCAATGGTGTGTATGTGAGTTCTATTATTGATGATATGTGTGCTTTTAAAATCACCTCAACCAATATAATAACTATTCAACCCAGCATTGTTTTTCTATTGGTAATAATAACCAATCCTTTTTATTTTTTGGCTTAAAGTATTTAAATGTTTGTTTTATTATATATGTTCTTTTGTTTGGTGTTATAAACTTGTCTGTTTTTATTACAATATCATTTATGGTTTCATTTGTTTCTTCTATAATATATCCATCTATATTTTTTTTGTTCATTTTTTTAATATGAGTTGTTTCTTCTACCCAATCATTCCAGGTTATATTCATTTGTTTCTCCTTTTGTTGTTCTATA